AGTCGTTGTTGTACCAGCTTACCGCGTCTGATACGCTTGCGTCTAGCAGGGACAACCCGCTGACGATTGACAGATGATCGAAGATGATGAGAGGGAACAAACATGGACATGGGACTGTATGAGGACCCTGCGGTGCTCAAAGCGATCAGGGAACACCTTGCCGAGCAGGCGCGCGAATCTCACCAGGACGACTGGTACGAAACCGACGAACGATACGAAGATGAGGAGAACTAGCATGGATGTGTACCGAGATGATGAGGCGTTCGAGGCTGCCGTCAAGGGTACGTGGAGCGAAACCCTGGACGTGGTTTCGGACGAGTTCGCCGAGTTCGCTGCCGAAGAGTGCGAATACGACGACCCCACCGTGAAGGACTTCACCGTTTCCGGGCAGGCGTTCACTGGGCGGGTACTGGGTTTCGGGTCCTCGCGCCATCGGAACGGCACCCACAATGGACACATGCCTGGCACGACGCTGCCCCGTGGTCAGACCTGCTCTGCGTGCCGCTGGGCGGATGTTGCGATCATGGGCGTGAACACTGACGACAACGTGCACATGTTCCTCGTGCTGACCATCGGCAAGTCCACGATCCCTGGCGAAGACCAGCGTGTAAGCACCACGTGGACGCCGGATGCGCTCGAAGTCCTCAAATCGCTGTACGTCAAGAGCAAGAACGGACACCCGCCGAAGATCCCGCTGCCGAACGCCGCCGCGTTCCGCGCCGCTGCCGCTGTCGACAAGTCGATTGACCGTGTGCTTGAGCGGTTCGAGGACATCGTGCCGTTGGTGCCCGAAGATGACATGTTCGCGTGACACCGGCCCCATGTTGCACGCAACGGCGCATCATGCTAGGTTTGACAGGTCTCTCCATAGCTTTCGGGCGAAGGATCTGGCGTTTATCCGCCAGAGGGAGCCATCTTTATGGGGTGGAGATGGCTCCCGACAACGTCATCCTACGATCACGATCAAAGACGGAAGGACACACCATGTATGACTTCGAGGCCGAACCCACCAAGCGTGACCAGCTCGTGCGCGGGCTGCAATCCGCTGCCTCATTCCTGCACTACGCAGTAGACCTCCCGCTGAACGTCGGACGGTTCGACATCACGTACTGCGTTATCAACGACGACCAGGACGCGGCCCGATCCGAGTTCAAAGACTTGACCATGATGCTTCGCGCCGAGGTCGAGGGGGATGCTACGGCGTGGTATGTGGAGACGGACGACGTTGAGCACGAGGGTACGATGCAGCACTCGACGCGTCTCGTGTTCCGGGGAACCCCGGTCGCCTACCAGGTGCTGTGGATCGAGAAGACGGGAGACACCGAAGATGAGTGACATCGGACTGCTAGCGGCGCTGATCGGTGGTTGCATAGGTCTCGTACTGTCGGTCCCGGCCTTTTGGGGAATCCTAAAATGGATCGAACACCGGGACATGACGCGAGCCGACCGAATGATGCGAAAGCAGGAAAAGAAACGATGAGTGACCGATACCGAGGCCCGATCGCTACGCAGGGTCCCAACGACAACTGCAAGTCAGGGTGCCACAACTACGCGTATCACTGCGGCCGTTGCGGTGGATGTTCCGGCTACCAGGGACACCACTGGTCACACTGTTCGGTCACTGGGACCGTGCGCGATTTTCACATGTGCTGCCCTGACAACTGCGAACTGGAGACGAACGACGATGAGTGACGAACTGAAAGACTTCCGTTACTACGCGGATAAGGCCGAAGCGCTGTTGCAGGGCACAGGGGCGGTTGTCGAAGAGTCGATCCGCAATGCGGATCTACTGACTGCCATGGCTGCCGTGTACGCCGAACTGGCGAAGGCCGCGCCGAAGGTCGAACCCGTAACCCCCGCGCGGTGCCCTGACTGGCTGAGTAGGGGTAACCGGGTTCTCGCGGACGGATTCCTCGACTACCAGTGCGTTCTGTTCGCAGGCCACGACGACGAACATGAGTCGTCTGTGGGGCATCGTTGGATTACTGAGGCAGGTACGCGTGCCTAGATGGCTCGCAGCAGGCATGATCGGGTTGGCTCTGGTGCTCACGCTCGGCGGTCTTCCCGCCTATGGGATCATCCCACTAGGCGTACTGATCGCTGTCAACGGGCAGCGGTGGAAACGATGAAAGGACGGAAGATGTTCAACGTGTGGAAATGGTGCATTGTCGCACCGATCGTGCTCGCAGCGGGCGCGCTGTTCGGCGGGTGGATGCTCATGCTCACCGTAGGCGTTATCCACGGGGAGTGGTTGACCGAAATGCCGACGATCGGGTATTGGAGCGCGGTGAAGGTCAGCTTCATGCTGTCGTTCATGATGGGGCTTGCCTTTGGTGCGTCCCGGTCGGGGAGCAACTGATGGCAGACGACAAACCGAAGCTCAACGGCTGCGCTATCGCCGTGATCTGCGTACTCGCACCGTTCGCGCTGGCTGTAGCGTGGTTCTTGCTCGTGATCCTGTTCGAAGCCGGGCAGTGGATCGGGAGGCAGTAATGTCAACCGAAATCCGCTGTGACGGCTGTAGACAGATCATCGTGAGTGAGGCGTACTCGAACTACTGGCACTGTGAGCTGCAAGGCGACACCAGGCGACTCGTTAACGGAGAGATTCCGGACGATACCGGCCTCACGGCACCAGGCAACCGGCAGTACATTGTCAGATTGCTACAGGCAGACCTGTGCATTCCGTGCATGTCGAAGACACAAGGAGAGACGACGTGAGCGAAACCAAGGAACTCATGACACCGAGTGAGGTCGGTAAGGCGTTGAAAGTTGACGCGAAAACTGTCACCCGCTGGATTGCGAAGGGACTGCTACGCGGGGTCAAGACTCCAGGCGGCCAAAACAGATGTTACCGGACCGATATCGAGGCGATTGTGAATGGAGAAACACTGTGAGTGAACCGTTTGAGCGAATCATCAGAACTGGTGAATCCGAGTACCGGAAGCGATTCAGGACTGGTATCTGGGTTCCGATCACAGTATCGCCCATGCTTGGAACCGCGTCGGTGCTGTGGTTTTTCGCCACAGATGACATCTGGTTCCCGCTCAGCTACGCGATCGTTGCAATGTATGCCGTCCTGATCATGTGGGTTTCCCGCGCGTACTACGCCTCATGGAAGGCGGAAGAGGCGAAGCTCAATCTGGTCTTGCTCCTGCTGGTCGATGCGGCTCCCGAGGACTCGGAAGACGACGAACCTGAGCACTAGATAACGTGTCAGACCCGCTGTCGATGGGGCAGCGGGTCTTTCGCTATGCTGGACAGACCGCACCAACCTTCGCAAGGAATCCGCCGTGTTTTGGTCTGCCCTTTTTATCCTCGGCTACGTGCTTGCCAGCATCGGCGCTGGCATCATCCTTTTTCACTCCGTTAACGTCATCATGGGCACTTCGCCCGTCTCCACCCACCGCAACACCGAGGAAGACGAGATCTGGCGTGACCTATTCGTCACGGTCGGCATTGCCGCGCTGTGGCCGGTCACGCTGCCGCTGTACCTGGCTAGCCGCGCCGCGGCCAATGCGGTAAGCTAGAGGCACGTGCACGGGAGCCCTTCGGGGCTCCCGTTTCAAGACAGAGAGAATCCCCGCGCGAGGCCAATCGCCGGGGAGCGGACAACAGACTGGAGTATGTTGCCATGAACAATGATACACGACTCTGCACGATCGAAGGATGCGAACGCACCACTGTTGCGCGAGGTTGGTGCTACAGGCACTATGATCGTTGGCGTAAACACGGTGACCCGATGAAGACGCTCACCCCTACGCGTGTCGTAGGCACTCCCGAAGAACGATTCTGGGCGAAGGTAGATGCTAGCGGGGATTGCTGGGAGTGGACCGCATCGAAACACAAAGACGGTTACGGTCTGTTTCGGCCGCACTCTAAGAAGACCATGACTCGTGCGCACCAATTCGCTTGGATTACGCTGGTGGGACCAGTGCCAGAAGGATTGGAGCTAGACCACCTATGCCGCAACCCTGCGTGCGTCAACCCGGATCATCTTGAGCCTGTGACACACCAGGAGAACATGCGGAGGACCAGCGCAACGACGGTATGGGTTAAGAAGGCTGCACGGGAGCGCACGCACTGCCCGCAGAACCACGAGTACAGCGGCGATAACGTCATCATGGATGGCGGGTACCGTAAGTGCCGTACCTGCGTCAACAAACGACAAAATGAGTACTACCAACGACGAAAGATGAGGGATGAAGATGCTTGAGGGAGTCGAGTTGCATTTGGTAGAGACATACGAAGATGTCTCACAATGCCTAGAATGGTTGTCTGGTCTCACTTGCACACATTTGGGACTAGATTGCGAGACGACTGGACTCGACAAGACCCATGACCGACCGCGTCTGGTGCAGTTCGGGGACCGGTACCAAGGATGGTCTATCCCCGTTGACCGCTGGCACGGACTCATCCAGGAAATCGTTGCGCGGTGGTCGCGCATGGGAAGGTTCGTAGGCCACAATGCGTGGTTTGACGTACGCCACCTTGCGAACATCGGCATCATCGTGCCTGCGCACCTGGTGGACGACACGATGCCGATGTCGCACATTGCGGACTCAACTGTGTCAATTGGGCTTAAGCAGCAATGCGCGAAGCATGTCGACGCGCGCGCCTCTGCCATGCAGTCGCAGCTTGACGAGGTGATGAACTCCGGTGGCTACACATGGCGAACCATCCCGATCACCGCTACCGGCCCGTGTGCCGTGTACTGGATTTACGGCGCACTCGATCCCGTGCTGACGGTACGCCTGTGGGAGCACCACGCGCCGAACGTCCTGCCTACCGCCTCAAAGGCGTACGACCTTGAGGTAGCGACAGGGAATCTCACTGACCGAATGGAGCGGCGCGGTATTGCCTGCGATCGCGAGTACACCCAGGAACGGCGCGACGAACTGACACAGCTGCACGACGACTTGACCAAACGCGGTCATGACGAGTTCGGGGTGAGTCTCGGTTCGGCGCAGCAGGTGATTGACCGTCTCGTGGCTGATAAGGTGCCGCTGTGGAAACGGACCGATGGTGGCGCGTGGTCACTGGACAAGTTCGCCCTTGAGGGCATCGACCACCCTCTGGTGAAGCTGTTGCAGTACCGGTCCAAAGCGGAGAAAATCAACTCGGTGTACCTCAAGAGGTTCTTGCAGTACTCGGAGTATGACGGCCGTATCCACCCGTCGATCAACCCGCTTGGGTTCAATGAGCAGAAAGCCGGAGCGTTTGGTGTCAAAACGTCCCGTATGTCCATGAGCGAGCCGAACCTGCAACAGCTCACCAGGGTGAACGCTGATGACCCGCTGAGCATGATCGCGCGGAACTGCATCGTCGCCTCGCCTGGTCACACGCTGTTGCTGTTCGATTTCGATCAAATCGAGATGCGTATTATGACGCATTTGTCCCGTGATCCGGGGCTGTTCGAGGCGTTCGAGGCCGATGAGGACTTTTTCGTGACGCTCACTCGGAAGGTGTACCAGGATGAGACGATCACGAAGAAAGACCCGAGGCGCAACGTTACGAAATCGTACGGTTACGCCACTATCTACGGTTCGGGGAACGACACGCTTGCGACGACCACGAAGCGACCGCTCGCCGAAATCGAGCAGTTGTCGCGGGACTTCGCGAACAGCTACCCGGGTGTTCCCGCCTTCCAGTCGGCAATCCAACAGGTTGCCAGGCAGCGGTATCGAGACGAGGGGGTGGGATACGTGATCTCTCCGCTTACCGGACGCCGGTCGCTGTGTCATAACCCGAACCTGATGTATCAGCTCGTCAACCACCAGATTCAAAAAATGGCGGCCGAGATCATGAAGATGAAGCTCCTCGAAATCGACGCGGCCGGACTCGGCGATGCACTGGAGTTGGTGGTGCACGATGAGGCAGTACTTGAAGTACCGGACGATGAGGTTCCCGAAGCTATCGCCACGATGCAAGACGTGATGAATGATGACACTCTGTTGTCCCTGCCGCTCACAGCGGGCGGGGCAACCGCAAAGAGGTGGGCGGAAAAGCGTGACATCTAACGGATGCATGATCATTGGGGTAGACCCCGGTTTGACGACGGGCGTCTATATCTACCGCACGTACGAAGCCAACATGACGTACGTTCCGGACGGCCCGGTCCAACTCGAAAGCTGGCAAGTCGCTTCGACACTCTACGAGTGGTTGAATCGGGCGCTTGCGCACGTCGAGGAAACCGACGTCCATATCGCGGTTGAGAAGTACATCATTACGTCTCGAACCGCGAAGCTCTCACAGCAGTCTGAAGCACTGGAGATCACGGGGGCAGTGAAGGGTATTGCCTCGTTGTTCCCCCTCGTTCCGGAACCGAGGCAGTACCTCAAGGCTAATCTCAAGTTCGCCTCAGATGGCATGCTCAAGGCTGTCGGATGGTACGACCCGAAGCTGCGCCACGCCAACGACGCCGCCCGCCAGGCGTTCGCACTCCTCAAGGACGTGGACTATCCACGCTGGTCAGAACTGGTGCGGGATGCTAAGATGGAACCTACGACGGAAGGATGAAGGATGAATGAGATCTATGCCGAGCTCGGCGAAGACGACCGGATCACCCTGTTCAGCCGCAAGGCGAACGGGGAACCCGACGAAACGCTGTGGAACGACTCCTATCAGATCAAGATGATCCCCGGTAAGAAGTGGGATCGCAAGGCGAAGCGATGGACGCTCCCGAAGTCCTACGCCGCGTGCATCGTGCTGCGTGAGCTGTTCGGGGACCGGATCGTGGTCGAACCCGAGCTTGCCGCTTGGGCGCGTTCCGAGCGTGAACGTCGTAACGAAGTGCTGGCACTGCGTGAGGCGTTGTCGCTTGCTGGTAGTTCGGACTACACCAACGAACACGATAACATCATGTACCCGTTCCAGATCCCCGGACGTGACTTTTTGGTCAAAGCACGCAGTGTGCTACTGGGAGATCAAATGGGAGTTGGCAAGAGTTTTCAGACATTGTCGGCTGTGCGTGCGGTTGACATGATCGGTGAGGCTTACCCCGCCCTGGTCGTCTGCCCCAACTCACTGAAACGGAACTGGGAACGCGAGATCAGGCGATGGCTGCCCGAGGCGAACCCGTTCGTGATTCAGGGCAGCGCTGCCAAGCGTCGAGTGCAGATCACCGAGGCTGCCGAAGCTGAGAATGCCGTCATCATCGTGAACATCGAAGCGATGAAGCTGCATTCCCGTCTGTCCTCCTACGGATCGACGCGCCTCAAGCGCTGCATGGAGTGCGAGACGAAGACGCAGCCGGGCACGCCGGACTTGAAAGAGTCCGCCTGCGAGGTACATGAAAAGGAACTCAACCGCATCCCGTTCCGAGTGTGCGTGCTTGACGAAGCGCACCGGGTGAAGGACCCGAACGCTTTGCAGACGCGAGCCATCTGGAACGTGTTCCACGGTCCGACTGTCGAATACCGCTGGGCACTCACCGGTACGCCGGTGGCGAACCACCCCGGGGACCTGTGGTCGATCGGGCACGCTATCGCGCCTGACGTGTTCCCCTCGAAGTCGGCCTTCATCGACCGGTATGCCCGAATCGAGTACAACCACTTCGGAGGTGTGTCGATCGTCGGCTTGAAACCAGACACGAAAGAGGAGTTCTTCAAGATCCTCGACCCGCACTTCCGCCGCATGATCAAGGCCGATGTCCTCAAGCAGTTGCCCGACAAGGTGTTCATGCGACGCGATGTCGAGATGAGCCCCAAGCAGGCGAAGGCGTACAAGGACATCGCCGAACAGCTCGTGACCGTGCTTGAGGACGGAACGGTCCTCGTTGCCAACGGGAACCTGGCCGGGGCAACCCGGTTGCTGCAATTCGCGTCCGCTTACTGCGAGGTCGACCAGGGGGAGACTCCCGAAGATCCCGCCACGTGGATCGTGTCGCTTACCGACAGCCCGAAGTCCTCGAAGATCGATGAACTCATGTCGATCATCGAAGACGACCCGGGCAAGCCGATGGTGATCGCTGCGGAGCACCGGCAGCTCATCGACCTCGCAGCCACACGCATGACCGATGCCGGTATCCCGTTCGCTCGGGTGACCGGTGGTGTGTCAGCGGACGAGCGAGACGCAGCTGTGCAGGCGTTCCAGGATGGGAAGATCGACTACATCCTGTTTACCTACAAGGCAGGCGGCGTCGGGCTCAACTTGACACGAGCTGACACGATGGTGCGGCTCCAGAGAAGTTGGTCACTTATTGATAACAATCAGGGCGTTGACCGGATTCACCGCATCGGCTCAGAGGTGCACGACAAGGTGACCATTATCGACTTGGTTGCCGCTGGCACGATCGAAGAGACACAGCTCGAAAGGCTGTACGACAAGGCCGAGCGGCTTGAGGAGATCGTGCGTGACCGCGCTAAGCTCCTCGCGCTGGGCAAGACCACCGATGATCTGGACGCGGAAGCGGCCCGGATTGAATCTACCGGATTGATGGGAGGATAGGACATGAGTATGTCAACGTTCGTCGTGGGGATTATGCCAGCTGACGAGAAATACCGAAAGATGAAGAACGTCTATGATGCCTGCATCGACGCGGGTATCCCGGTTCCTGATGAGGTGCACGCCTTCTTTCGAGGAGAGAAACCGGACGCTGCGGGAATGACTGTCGATCTCGACTCATACGGTGCGGACATCGCGCGAGACTGGTCTGACGAGCACTATGAGGGATATGAGATCGACGTAGCGCGTATCCCCACCGGTGTCAAGACCATCCGATTCTACTGGGTGTAACTATGCCCAGCATGCGGTATGACGACGAACGGGCCACGCCCGAGTACATCGCCAAAGAGAAGAAACGCAAGCGCATCGCGAACCTCAGAACGTTCGTGGAACGCTGGGCACCGAGGTACGAGGCCGAAGTGAAGGAGGAGAGGGAACGTGAGGCGATTCAGTCAAAGCGAGTTTAAGGAGTTCCAATGCAACAGACGCTGGTACTTGTCCAGCTATCGCCGGTTGTCACCGATCACGCTCGACCCTTCGGGTCCGCTCCGCTCCGGTAGCCGCGTGCACGCCGCCCTTGAGGTGTTCTACGGACCTGAACCGGAGATGTACCTTAACGAACTCAAGTCCGAGCAAGACAATGACTGGAATGCGTATCTGGACAACTGCACCGAACTTGGCACCTATCCTGATGTTGAAGTGGCGAAAGCATTCGAAAAGGACTCCGAACTTGAGCGCGCGATGCTGGAGGGTTACGCCGATTGGGTTGCGGAGTCCGGTGTCGATGCCGGTATCGAGTTCACCGCGATTGAGGAGATCGTTTCGGTTCGCGGCTCGGACTTCGCACCTGAAATCGTGGAACGGTTCGGGAAGTTCGAAGTCGTCGGCAAGCTGGACGCTCGGGTGCGTCGCCTCATGGACGGGGCGCATCTCCTACTCGACCACAAGACGGCTGCTAGCCTCACATCTGCCACCAAGACGCTGCACATGAATCCGCAGATGCTGCACTACGCGTGGCTGGAGCGAATGACGCAGCCCGCAGGCACTTGGAGTGATGGCGCTCTGTACAACGTCCTGAAGAAGGTCAAGCGCGGCAAGCAGGCGAAACCGCCGTTCTACGACCGGTTCGAGGTGAACCACAACGATGACCAGATCGCTTCGTACGAGTTGCACATGAAGCGGAAGATCACAAAGATTTTCGAGCTTGAGGCACTGCTCGCTGGCGCTACGGTCGAAGAGCAGGCGCACATCGCGGAGCCAAGTCCCGATGACTCCTGCTCTTGGAAGTGTCAGTTTTTCACGCTATGCCCGCTTTATGACGACGGCTCCCGAGCTGAGGACATGGTACGGGAGGAGTTCGCCGAGCGTGACCCACTGGCCCGATACGCGGCATGATATAATTCAGACCTAGGACAAAGAGGAAGGACAAGATGACCGAAGACAGAAACCCGCGCCATAACGCGACGTTCCTGGTGTACGCCGAAACCAAGCGCGGCAAGTCGACGCTCGGGGCCTCGTGCCCCGGGCCGGTACTGGCGCTCGACGCCGAAGGGTCCTGGAACGCGTTCGAGGGGCGTAAGAACCCCAACAACCCGGAGCAGCCCTACCGCGTCGTGTGGTGGGACCCGAACGAAGCGCCGCCGAAAGCGGACGGGACTTGGGATATCTGCGTGGTCGACGTGCTCCGATGGGAAACCGTCGAGCAGGTCATTCAGTGGACTATCCAGCCTGATCACCCGTTCCAGTCGATCGTTGTCGACTCGGTGACGCAGCTCCAGAAGCGTTGCAAGGAAGCGCTGCCCGGTTTCCAGTCCGGGAATCAGCAGTATTCGGACTGGGGCCAGCTCTTGACCCGCATGTCCGAGAAGATCCAACGCTTCCGAGACATGGTGAAGGACGTCCGCAACCCGTTCCGGGTCGCGCTGTTCACTGCCGAAGGCGACCTTCGGCAAGACGGCAAGTACGTCCCGAACATGGAAGGCGCGCTTCGCAAGGGCATCGCCTATTGGATGAACACCACGGCGTGCCTCACGGTCAAGCAGGTCCCTAACGCGGATGGCATCATTGCCGCTGACAGCCCGTTGGTTCGCTCGCTCATGGTGAAGCCGAACCCGAACTACATCACCGGTTCGCACTTCGAAGACCGGTTCGAATCCAACACCGTTGAAAACCCCAACATCACACAGATGATGGGCCAAATCTTCCCCGGCTTCGTGCCGGAGTAAGGATCATGAAACATGACTACTGTCCCGTGGGATGTCCTGGTCGCCAAGGCCAAGGAAAGCGGCGTTACCGAGGTCGCGCCGATAGGCAACTACCAGGTGCGCATCGAGTCCGCCGAAGCTGGCGAATCCAGCCAGAAGAAGACCCCTCAGATCGAGATGCGTCTCAAGATCACCGAAGGTGAGCACGCGGGCAAGCGGCCCACGACGTTCCACCACCGGATCTACATGACCGAGAACAACGCCAGCCTGTTCATGAAGAGCATGAAGGCACTCGGCATCTCGGATGAGGCCCTGATGCAGATGCGTCCGACGCTCGATCAGATCGCACGCGCGATCATCGGCAAGACGGTCACTGTCAAGACGCAGGAGGCCAAGCGCAACGGTGCGGTTCAGATGGATCGAGACGGAAACCCCCAGGTCGAAGTCTCCTGGGAGCTCAAGGCTCCGCGTGACGGTGCCATGGCGGTCACCGAGTTCCCGCCTGTCGGTGGTGGCCACGTCGGCACGAATGCCAGCACGCACGGCAGCGCGATCGACCCCGGTTTCTAGAACGTCCAAGGGGCTCCCAGTCGGGAGCCCCTTTCACTCTTTGGAGGTACCATCATGTACGTGGCGACAAACCGACAGAAAAAGAACGCGTTCGAGAAGCGAGCGGAGATGCAGCGGAAAGCAGCGGAACCCGCACCCAAGGCCGCTCCGCGCGCGACTCCCACCCCGGTAGCTGAGCCGAAGCCTGACCTCAAAGCGATGAAGGCTGCCGCTGCGGAAGCGGCTGCACTCGTTCACGCGGCTACGCCTGAACCCGATTACACCTCGGAGGAGGAGACTGCCGCCATTCTCTCCGATCCCGAGACGATGGCTGCGATTGCCGAGGCCGAGGCCGAGCCCAAGCGCGGCCGTCCGATGTCCGCCGCTGTCGCCAAGCGGAACGCGACGATCCTCCAGTTGCTCGCCGAGAACCCCGAAGGTCTCTCGAAGCCCCAGCTCGCTACGGAAC